AATTTTTTCTATCTGTTTTGTAATTATTTCTTCTCTTTTCGGCCAATAGATATAATCTTTATCTGGATTCTTCATTAGGTTATACAATAAAGGTAAAATTAATTTCTCAACCTTTCCCATATCTTCTACATATTTTTCTTCGAGATATTCTTTTTTATAATTAATCTCATTAATTGCAGAATCTATCTTTTTTTCTAAATTAGATAAACTTTCTGATTTTGCTTCAACTTCTACAATTTTCTTTTCAACTTCAGTTGTTTTTGCTTTGTATTCTTCATCATCTACCGCAGAAAAACCAAAATCAAAATCTGCATATTCTTCAGGTATTGTTGCCATATGTATGTCCGTATTTTGCTATGTAATAACTATCAACAATGTCTGTGATAGGATTATTTAGTTTTGTATTAAATTCATGCATCAAGTCTCGGTGCGTTTCGTGAGTAAATGCGTCATACATTTTTTCTTTATTTGCATTACCTTTACCTGTAGCATATTTTTTAATTACTGTTGGAGATATCAATTCATATTTGATACCCCATTTACTAAGAGTATCTTTTAATATTGCCGTATTCTCAGCAATATGAAAAACTCTGCCGGTTGCGGCAAAAGCATAATCTTCAATATATGCTTTTGGTCTCACAGGATTCATTGCAGTTATACATTTATTTATAACCCAATCTGCTAAAAAATGATACCTTTCTAAATCTGTAGACCATTCTTTATAAATTGAAATCTCTATATTTTTCAGGTCCCTCTCGGACCACCTTTGTCGTTGTCGTTGAGTTTTTGCCAGACAATGATGAGTAATATTGTTCCCACCACTACTCCAATCGTCATTTCCATTAAATACCGTAATTGCTGGACTTGTTAGTGAATAATCAATCCCAATTATCTTCATCAGTTTCAGGTTCTTCCACATATGCACCACAGAAAGGACAACGCTCAGGTGTATTTTTACTCGTCCAAATTAATACGTATGATACACTACATTCTACACAAATATAGTCCTTCTCAATTTCACTCATCTGATTCAACTTTCTCCATGTCTCTATATTTACCTAATAATGTATAACAATGTTTTAATCCATCAGAATAACATTTAAGTCTTTCTGGCATTACTAAATATTCAAGGTCTGCTTTTGGATTTTTTCTAATTTTTTCTCGTAAAGTAACTACTCTAACTATTTCACCTTCAATTTCATTCATTATTTCAGCTAAAATATTATCCGCATAATGTTCTGGGACCATTGTCATATCCATAATATTCTTCTTTATAATACTTTATTTGTTCTCGTAATTGGTATATTGTTACAACATCATATAAATGCGAGGGTACAATTAAAGCATCCTGTAATTTTTGTTCATAATATTTCCACGTTTGATATAATTCATCTTTTTCACTTAAATGATATTCGGTCATTACTTGCATTATATATCCACCACTTCACAGCCACCATCAGCGGCAGAACATGCCAATTCTTGTGAACCTGTAGTAAAGTCTTTTTTCTCATATTGTGAAAGTTGAGTCCAATCAACATTTTTTGGCATAATATTTAATGCTTCTTTATATTCCTCTACAGTACAATCTTGATAAGGTGCTTGTCTGTATGTATGTTCACTAAAAGGGAGAAATGAAATACCACTAATAGAATCAAAATGATCCCATACCCAATTGCCCACTCCCATCCATTCATGTTCTTTAACCGAAATGGTTACAGATGGCTTATGTTCGCACCAATGTTCCTGATATATCTTCCAAAGTTCAAGTTGGTTTATAGCAGTCATATCTGTTCTAAATACTGCATTTTTTGGACTCTGCATAGGGAATGAAAATACAGTTGTATGTTTTGGTTTCATTACATCTGCTTCATTGGGAAATCCTGTATCTTTCATAAATTTACATAATGGGTCTTTATTGTCGGCTCTAACTGTACGAATATAATAAGGATTATGTCTAGCATGAATACCAGAAGCAGAATCTACTAATTGGCTTACTGTTCCGCTTGGTTTCACACAAGTAATAGAAGCTGATTGAGATATTCCTAATTTATCTGCATATTCTTTATTTGTTTCAATTGCAACTTTCTTTAAATCCTCTAACAAATTTTCTAATCCCTTTTTCTTACCATTAGTTAATGGATTATCCATTATTCCGGTAAGAGAAACTCCCAACAATCGTTCTTCATCGCAATTTCTTTTCCATTCTTTTGTAAGGTATTTGAATCCTGTGAGAGATGATTGAAATGTACCAAGGATAGTTGCCATTCTGACTTTCTTTTGAAGAGATTCAATAGTGTCCCGTCCTCTAACAACGACTTCGCTAAGATTGCAGAATTCTCGGCTTCTAAGTATAATCTCGCTACATGGATTGGTACCAAAATCGTCTTTTGGTTCTCGTCTAATATGTTCATCTGTATTCAACCTTTCTACTTGACGTTTAGCCGAAATGCTATTATAAATTCCTCGCTCCCCCGATTTAGAATCATAAAGAGATAACCATTCTCGCATAAAAGTACCAATGTCTGGTTTTTCTTTATAATTAACCGAATTATTAGCAAGGGCTCGATGAGGAAAATTCATCTGCCATTGTCCTGACTTGGCATGTCGCATTGTTTCATCTTGAAGATTTGACAAACTAATAAGTGCAGACCTACGAACACCACCAACTACAACTATTTCTGCAATTTTACATACAATATCATGTGCTTCAACTGGTCGCAATTTGCGACCAGATGCATTCTGAAATGTATTTATGGTAAATTTAAATAATTCTTCAAGTGGTTCTGGACCAGATGCTCTTCCTCCAAAAGTTTTAAGTGGAGTCCCTGCAGGTCTTACATTTGACAAATCCCATCTTGGAATCTGCCCTTGCCAAACTAGAGATAATAATTCTTTATATGATTTAGCCCAACCTAACTTAGAATCTGCTACTACAATTGTAGTATCAGTATCATAAAATTCTTCTGCTACTGATGGTAATTTATCTACATATTCTTCTTCTACCGAAAACCCTACACCTGTACCATTCATTAAAACATAAAGTATTTCATCAAATGACCTTGGAGAATCTACTTTAACATATGAACAATTATATCCTGCAACATTCTCTCTCTTGAGTGCTTCTCCTGCAGTCATCAAACACCTCATAGAAGGCATTACATCAAGACTCGATATATAATCTCGTAAATCCGCTTCTAATCCATTATCAAGTTTAAAATCATGTTTATTGTTTAAATGTTCCTTAAAAAAAGTTAAATACCTATCAACCGTTTCTTCCCAAGTCTCTCTTCTTCCTAAATCATAATTCCATCTTGCGTATCTTGATAAATGTATAAACGACTGGTACTCGGTGGGTAACGACATTTTAAGCTCCTTTCAACTTTTCAAAAAATTCTGTTGATTCTCGTTTCGATAAATCATACTTTGACATTACCCAACTACCATTACTGAAGAAAAGGTTGGTTAGGTTATCTTTTATGATTTTCATCTCTTTTGCGGAAAATGTTCTAGCATCTAATATATAATCTTCAAATGCTTCACAACATATGGGGAATTTTGGTTTTACCAATTCATACATGGCCTTAGCATAATCTTGTATCTCTTGTTGTGCGTGAGGGTCCATTCGTAATTTAGCAAAATGAAAAAAATTATTTAAGTCGATTTTCCAAATACATTCAGTATAATTAGAAACTGGTAAAACTGTTCTAGCTAGTTCTCTTGCAATACCCTTAAACCCCTCATAAAATCCATCATAAGGTGTAGGGTCCACTATCTGTCTATAACACTCTTTTGCCTGATCAGTAACATTAACCATTCGGCTAAGAACAAAGATTTTGTTATCTTCATCTAATTCTTTACCTCGACCTTGATTATTTGATTCTGATTGTTCATGTACATCTTTTTCCGCAGGCAAATAAAATTCATCACTCATTATAGAGTAACGACCTGAGTATTCATTTATGTTAGCAGTTCTATGTCTAACAAGTTGTCTCATTACAAATATAGGCAGTTTCAGATGAAACTTCACTTCACACATCTCAAAAGGTGATGTGTGTTTATGTCTCATTAAATATCTAATCAAATTACGTGTTTGGTTCACCTTCCGTGTACCAGTTCCATAACTTATTCTTGCGGCATTTTCGACTTCCTCATCATCGCCCATTACATCTAATAATTCAACAAAGCCATACTTATGTAGTTTCATATTTTAAATTCCAACATTTTTGTTTTCGCAACTAAGCCGGAATAAACATGATTTTCCAATTCACTTGTGACATTTATACCATTCAAAACCATATCATTTATATCTTTATGCCCTATATATCTAGGCCAAATAACTACTTTATGGTGCCTTTCAATAGTCGCTTCCATTTTTTTAATTGTCTCACGATTTCTTCTTTCATTATCATATACAAATATCAATTCATGATTAACAAAATATTTTATCGCAGATACAAGGTCACCACCAGCAACTGCAATACAATTATCAATAAATAAAGAGTCAATCGGACCTTCTACCACAAAAATTGGTTTAGTTTTATCAATCCTATCTAACCCAAAAATCTTAGGATGATGGTCGTCTATTTTTATT